CTAATACCCTGGGTTGGCATAATAGTAGTAAGTATAATATTTGCTACCTGTAAACGATTGATTTCCCACGTATGTTATCATCTGCCAGGTGTTTTTTGCAGCTGGTGCAGCTGAGTGTAAAGCTTCCCATTTATTTGTTTTTACTGGAGCTAGATATTTTCCAGCCACGGAAGCGACTACCCCTGCTGCAACCGCAGCAACAAGAACGGCTTTAACAAATGTCAATGTAAATGCTGCTTTTATCGCAGCCACGGAAAGTTGACCAATAGAGCTTAACTTTGTAATTGCAGTAGTAAGCCCTGCACTTGTTCCGATAAATGCAATATTTTGATTATGACTCGTATTCACGACCCCAATAAATCTATCAGCTCTATAACCTGTTGTGGGAGGAATCACATCCCAATACGCTTGTGCCATTTGTCTCGACTCCACTTCAGGAGCTACCACATCTTCGACAAATATTTGACTATAATTAGACAAGTAAGTTGTTATCGGATGTTGAGAATTATCTAAAGACTGCTCTGTAACAGCCTCTAAATAGTCTTCTGGTGAATACTTATAACCCGCAACTTTAACATATGAGTCATCTTTAGCATGAATTATTTCTATTTCTTCTCCACTATTTTTTATAACAAACCTGACACCTTCACTGTGTTCTGATGCAGTTAATAACTCATCGGTAATTTTCCCCTCTGCACTAACAGGAATGACCATCACCAATAACAAAAAGAAAGATAAAAGCGAGACACTGCATAGCTTAAAAAGCTTATTCATTTCACTTCCTCCTAAGACCTTTCGGTTCATGATGTGACCATACCATAAATCAAATAAGTTTTGTTAAGAAAACGTTTGCATTGTTGTTTTTGATGATTAATATGTAAAAAGCGCCTTGGAGAAAGGGCGCTTTTTGTACCAAATAATCCCCACCGATCATTTGATTTACAGTTATATACATATTTCTTTATCTGATTAGATAAAAGAGTTGAGAGACAGTATATAACCAATTGTGAATGTACTGATCACGTACATCAGGAAGAAAGGAAGTTCTTCATTGTTCCTTTATCAAATAGCTATTATAGGGAATACTATTCAACAGTAAAATTGTACTTGAAGCTGTACCATTAGTACATAAATCATGTTTAAGTTGTTGAATTCAATGACTAAAGTGTATATGAATATACAATAAAAGACCTCCAATTTGTATACGGAAGTCTTATGCTAAACGATCCACCTAGGTGTACTCTAAGTAGATTATATATATGAGTGAGTAAGCAGTATAAAGCGATAGCTATATTTCTTACAAACATATTATATCATAATTTTAGAATTAGTCCCCATAAGTAAAAAAACACGCCCAGGGGGTGGCCGTGTTTCCGAAGGTGGGTTGAGTTGGAATTCAACCACATGTTAAGCTTAGAATAGTATATGATATTATTTATATTAATCTGTCTTAACAAATTAAATTATAAATTATTTTTTATATAAATCAATAGCCATATTTACTCGTTTGTAATATCCTTCCATATTCATTCACCATCCACAATTATTAATCATTAAGTATCTCTATTTTAAAGTTTGAAGCTTCGAAAGATTTATAAAATGAAATTAGTTCTTTTTTTGTCGGCCCTTCCACTCCTTTAGAAAACGCAAAAATTTCATCCAGTGGATTCACAGTTAATTTCATTAAATTAATTCCGTTTAATGAAGCAAATTCAATTATTTTTTCTACAACGAAAGTAGCTAAACCTAAATTCCTATACTCTTCATATGGTACATATAGTATTTCTATCTTCACAGATTTTTCTGTCAAAAATCCGTCTGTAGTATAAAAATCAACAACAATAACTTCCTTATTATTACTTTTATCTATCAGGCAAAAAGAATAACTAATATCTGTTCTATATTGAAGATCCTTAACTGATTTTGAATTACCGCCAAATTTATATTCAAATTCCCCTTCAAGATTTCCCGGGGTTCCCCAACCTTTTATTATCTCTTCCACGACAACACCTCCACTATTACCTTTCACTATATTTGTATACTACTCTTTTAACACTAAAAAAGCCACCCTCAATCAAGAGAGTGGCTTTTTCTTTTACTTTAATACTATTTTTAATAATGCAGCAACTACGGCACCAACTACAGCAAGAACTAACCATCGCTGGTTATCTTCAAGTTTTGTGGTTCTTCGTTCAATATCTTTAAACCGACCATTCACACTGTCATCGATTTTACTTTCTAAATTAACAACACGTTTATCTACTTTATGAATGGCATCCAACAGACTTAATTCTTTTTCATCCATAGGACTATCCTAGAATCTCGTTTACACGCGCTTGAACTTCATCTGCATCATACCCTTCAGCACGTAACTTATCATAACGGGCTTGACCATTACCATAGTCGCCACGAATTACTGCATGCGCTACATCATCGACTGATTTTGTAGGTGTTACTCCGCCGTTGATAATGTCCTGGATAGCATAGTAGTCATAACCTGCATTTGTAAGACGATTGTAACGATCATCACCATTACCCCAATCACCACGCATAACTTCTGATGCAATCTGTTCATTTGATTTAACAACTGGCTCAGGTTTAGGAGTTGGCTTCACTTCTTCTGAAGTTCCGTTTAATGCAATGTTGTAGTATTTGATAATATCGTTGACGATAGCGCTCATTCCCTTACGCTTGTAGAACGAACCGCATGAGGTGTATACAAACTCACTATGTAATCTTACGGTCTTTGTGGATGGATACAAGCCCAATTGAGCCATTGCGTATCCAAGATACTTAACAAAGTTAACGTAACCTTGTTCAATGTCCTTTTCAACTAATTCGACACCAATTGAACGTTGGTTAATATCCTTATCTCCAGCATGGTGTGATACATCACCAAAACGGACCGTTTCATAAACTTCTTTTGCGTCGGCAACTGCATTGAATGAGTTTGTACCATTGTTGTTCGCAAGGTTTTCTGCTTCATTGACTGCAGGCGCGGTGTTAGCTGTTGTATGAATAACAACCATCTCAATTGGTTTGCGATGTGCTGCACTTGATGCACGTGTTGATCCGTAAACTTCACTTACTTTTTCTGTGAAGTTTTGTTTAACGGTTAATCCCACTTGTTTTACGTAATCTGCGAATTGTAACATTACTTGTCCTCCAGGTACTCATACGTACCGCTTTCTGTTTTAATTACTTTATTCTCATCAATAGTTGTTGGTTGTTTAAAAATTAATAGAAATAATGCGAAGATATCTTTCACGTATACGGCAACTGATCCCGTAATAACGACTGTAACCGCCTGTACGAGTGTTAAACTCGCTCCATTAACATTGACACTCAAGTCATCACTTAGAGCTGCCATGACGGAAAGAACCGCGATTGCCGTGTAAATTAATAATCCTTTATACAATCCACGTTTCAGATAGTTCCAATTCAATTGATTAGATTGTTGTGCATGACCTGCACCTAGTAAATTCTTCGCTAAGATTGCTAGCGGTAATAATGATAAAGCGACCCATAACGGATCGCTCTTAATAAATAATATGATTTCGTTCATGATTGCTCCTTTGTGTCGTTGTCGACATCTGATTGTGTTGGTTCATTGCTTATTTCAAGAATCTTCTCTTGTACTGTTTTCCAGTAAAAAATTTCTGAATTCAATTCATCAACTTGATTTTTAACAAGATTCCGATTATTCATTGCCTCACTAAGTTTCAATTGTTCAGACTCCACGATTTCATTAAGTTCCTTTAATTTTGGGTTAATGTTTTTTAGATCATCTTCCAATTTACTGATGTGCGCTTCAATCATCATTTCCACCTTCCTTCCGCAATAACTGTTTTCCACCCGCCAGTGAAACCATAATTTACAGGTCGCATTTGGTAGATTCCCCAAACTCTTGTTAAAGATATGTTGTCATATCCGAATTGGGCACCTTGACATGATGCTATAACTGCTGGTGGAGCTCCAACAAATGGAATAGGAAAAGTCCAATCACTATTACCAAAATATCGAGTAAACATTGCTTCCCATTTTGATGGCGGTGAGGCATTGTCAGCGTTTAATGATATCCTTTGGACGAGCCGTCCACTCTCATACTTCCACCACTCTCCATTTGAATTTGAACCGTGATCAATAAGGTAGTCTGCGATTGTATTATCGGTTGTAATCTTTTTCCACTGAGACCAAATAGGAACTGTTCCATCTCCTGTGCCCATTTTCCTACTGTAAATTGTTCCGTTTAAGTTTTCGAAAGTTTGCCATGCGTAAAGCCAAGCTCTATTTGGAGATGTTAAATCAGAATAATCACGTAAATTTCTAACAATTAAATACCCTGCACCAGCTTTAGGACTATTAATTGAATTATCAGCGTTAACCGAGGTCGGTATAACATAAATTCCTTGCCTCCAATAATTATTAAAATCAAAAGTACCTGTGATTTCGATTGGAATTGAAAAGAAATCTTTTATTGGATCATTTTCATTTTGGTAAGCCTGACCTTTTACTTGAAATGTATTAGACCCTTTATTGTTAATCATTCCAACACCAACGTCACCATCCCCGCCTATGTATAAGTCAACACTTCCACTCGAAACACTAAAAGAATGAACATTGTCGCTTGTTACCTTGTCTTCGACTTTAATATTAATGACGTGAGCCTTATTGACGTCGACATTTGTTAATGTATAACCTACAGCAAGTTGGTCTTGGGTTATCGTTGTATAAGACCCGATTCCAATTTGAACCTTAAGGATTCCATTCTTGGATAAAAGTGAATTGAACCCAATAGTAGCCTTTATGAACACATTGGTGCCTAACAAGTCATCATTGCCTGCGGCATTTACACGCTTCAATTGTTCCATTTTGACTGTGGGTCTACTATAAGCAATTGCAGTTAATCCAGTGTTCTGATTTATTGATCCACTTTTTTGATGGTTATCTGTCCATTGAACACCAATTATTAGTGGATTTTTCGTAACAGCATGAGAGGTTGATGCACCATTTTTATAAGCACCATTTAGTGCTGTTTTCCAGTTCTGACTTGCGACCCACATGTTCGAATAGGGTTGCGCATTAGCGGTTGCTGTTACTTTAATTTGAGTAAAACCAAAAATTACAAGACCTCTAACATCACTATGCATAGATGCAGGCTGTACCAATTCATGCCGTAATGTTGGATGTTGATACGGTATATCCCAATTAATATTTGATGTATATGTTTGAGTACCAATTGATTTACCACCGACAAAACTCTCCACCTTAAATGAGAAAGCCTTAACATTAGTATTCTCAAAACTTTCAACCATCGTTTTGTATTGTGCGTCAGTAAGAGGAATCGTGGTTGACTCGTTTGCACTAACTTGTTTACTCCAAATGTCGGTACTTCCAGATAATGTAATTTTGCATGAACTTACGGAACTTGGCATCGTTACTGAGTATCCAAATGAACGTGCTCTTAAACTTGTATTCCATCTAGGAGTAAATAACACATGACGCGGAATTGTAGGTAATGTTAAATTGTAACCAAATTCTAAATATCCAAAGCGTGTGAGGTTAAACTTGGTCCACATAGTGATAGCCTTTGTTCCATCAGCATTATGTGCAACACTTCTCCATCCCCATGAGTCAACGGCTTTATAACTAGAACTGCTAAAGTCATAGCTAAAATTTGTGGTATAACTCTCTCCATAACATTGAGAGGTAATACTACTATTTGAACTATTGTCCCAGTACCCATCTCCACTTAACTTACGGACACCAAGTTCCCATCGAACTTGCGTGGTATTATCTTGAATGTTTTGTGAACCAATTTCATACCATATTTCAGCAACGTAACGACTATCATTTGGAAATGGTTTACTAATTGCTTTAACCCATGCCATTCAATCACCCAATCTTTCTAGTGTGTTGCCATATCGTTCCGCTTTTCGCTTCATCGGCATTTTTATGTTTCATAATAATGTGATTCCCCATTACGATTCGTTCCAGGACGATAAGTGCGGTTACATCCATCTGCGGAACCCCATTTACAATTTTCCAACTTGAGATTGGGGTACCTTTGTAATTCAAGCTGATGCCGTCGTTGGTTTGTAGAATCGAAAAATCGCTGTCGCTTTTCCCAATTTCTAGCCCTTCATCACTGAAGTTGAAATATGAAGTAAGTAGATCAACTTTTCCATTTTGATCCGCAATTTCTTTTTGAAATTGAATATTAAAATCACTAATTGTTTGCTCAAGACTCGACTTTACGAACTCATCTCCAGCTTCTCTATTAGCAATTTCCATGTTGATTGCATTATTTGAAGATATATCCAAACTCGAACCAACGTCACTTGCGAGCATATTAGTCGTTATTTCACCAGAAGCAATAAAACTAGCATTAAACCTACCGTCTTGTGTCAAGGCATAACTGTAAGGCCCTTCGTAACCGTTCGGAGAAAACGCTAAACCTCCAAGTCCAAGACGCCATACATTTATTGCATCTTCTCTCGGAAGTTTGTCAAGTATCAATATTTCATTATCATCAATGTATACATAACCGTTTTTATTTAGATTATTGATTAAATCAGTTTGTTCTTTACTGAGCTTTATTGATGTGCTTGCTTTTTCTACAGCGTCATTAATAGATTCTTTCATTGAATCAAACTGTTTTTTTACATCACGGTTGTAGTTACCAAAAACAAGTGTCGCTACACGATTTGTCATGACATTATAGACATATTCTTGCACAGTCGTATTGATTTCCAATTGTGGATGTTTCACAACAACTAAATCACCAATAGTCAAGTTTTGATTTACATCACTTTTTACGGTATACATTACCTTCGGAACCTCATTTTCTCTCAAATAAGCAAGAGCATTTGAGCGAAGTTCTTCAATGATGTTATTTTCTGTTTTTTCTTCATCATCAAGTTTTGTGTCGAAGGAAACTGTCTTGCTATAAGGCTGGGGGTATTGAATATTTGAAACAAGAACCTTTTCAGGAAGCATGATTCCATCTCGACCTGTGGGATAAAGCATGGTTACTACCTGGTTCCAGTTTTCTACAACTTCTATGGATTCGAGTTGTGAACCATAAGTTAAACTAACTTGTCGATCTACTGCCACATCTTCTTTAAATGTTACATTGAAGTTGTCTGCATCGAATACACCAGCCCACCGCTCTTCGATTACAGACCAAGCTTGAATCAATGTCTTGCGAATGAAATATGCTGTGTTTGCCCCGACTACATTTGAAGTGAGCGTAAAAGGACTAGGATTATCCGTAGCATCATTAATATAGTTTAGTGCACTTATAGCACTCATATTAACTGGCCGAACATCTTTAAGGAATAACCGATCTGCATCAAACATAACATGATGAGCCTTAAATACGATTGTTCTTCCTTTAACCTTTATCCCATCAATTCTAAATGCTTGTAAATTAATTTTCGACTTTGATTTTGTAACGCAGAGATTATCTTGTTTGATATGATCTGCATACTCAACCGATACTTCTGCATCGATATACCAACCATTCAATGATTTCTTTTTTGTCTCGATCAGTTTAAGTGGTTTGATTGCAATGTTACCATTACTACTAAAATCTTTATCAGTAGGATTAAATATGCGAATCATAACCATCTATCCTTACGCCGAAACAAGACGTTACAGTCACCACTATGTAATTTAACCTCGTTCTCCCCTACGTTTAATTTCGGATACTCCCACCCAATTTTAAGTTGGCGATTACGAAGGAGGTTTTCAAATAAAGCATTCTTCGTTTGACAATCGATCAAGACATAATCTTCACCGGCAGGAAATTCATAATCAAACCTTGTACCATTAATACTAATATCCACCTTCGCAGCAAGTTTTTTTTCTAATCGGATAATTGGTTCCGAATATACTGTTCCAGTATTGATGCTACTTTTATCAAATATATCTTCTGCATACCAAAATGCATCTCGAATAAATGATATTTTCGCTTCTCGTATTGTTACAACCCTTCGGACATCGATTTGCGAATAAAAGTGACCGAAAGTGTACCGATTCTGGTACTCTATTTTTACCTTTCCAGTAAACAACTGAAGTAATCTATCGACTTTTGAAATGTCGAGAATTTGAATATCGAATGATTTCTCGATAGATGAATACCCAAGTTCAACATAAACTTGCTCTGAAGAACCTTCAATATCAGTCTTTTCAACTTTTAAAGGAGCCCTACCAACAATGTGATGAGGCTCCTTTATGAGGATTCCAAGTTCTTTTTCAGTTATTCCATTAAATTTAATCATTACATTACCTCCAAGAGTCGATTGTCTACTAGTTTTGCGATTCCATCGTCGGCGACTTCGAATTTTAACCCTGTGAATACGCGTCGCATCACAGAGGCAAATTGTTCATAATCAATAAGGTCATGCTGGGCCGCACCACCTGAACTCGTCAATGGCGTTACTTGAGCATTTCCACCACCAACTGTTAAAAGTTCCGCTCCTGCTTCACCAACGATTGCTGAACCACGAACAAGATTCCCTCCATGCTGAAGATATGCGATTTCTCCAAAATTAACCCCTGCACCCCCAATGCCAGGCACCCAATCTGGCACCTTAATTTTGTTGAGTGAACGAATGACACCATTCATCATTGAAATGACACCATTAATAGGTCCTTTAATAATTCCAGCTATCGAAGAGAAAATCGTCGCAATCGAATCACGAATATTCGTAAATGTCCGATAAATAAAGTCACCGGCGTATTTGAATCCATCAATTATTGATGAAATAACACCGTTAACAATCGATGAGATTGTGTTGAATATGTTTCTAAAGAAATTTGCGAGCGGATTCAATACATTAGTCTGTACATACTGCGATGCACTCGACCAAGCATTGCTAAATGTATTAGCAACATTTTGAATGAACGTATTTATATTAGTAAATATTCCGATAACAAACGATTGGATTGCAGTGAATATGTCTGTAAATGTCGTTTTTACTATTTCAAGAATGTTCTTAATTGCATTCATAAAGTTATTGAAATGTTCAGTAACTGCATCTATGAATGATTTAATATTAGTAGATACTATTTCAATAAATGAGTCAAAATTAGACTGTACAGATTCAATAAATTGATTGAACCATGTCTTTATAGACTCAACAGTTTCTGCTATGAATACTTTGAAGTTAGTAAAACCAACTATCAAAGTATCGATAAATGGACTGATCATATTCCATAGTGATTCTAAAAGCATGGCAACGAGTGCAACGATTAGAATCCCAACATTTTTGAGAAAATCAATAGGTCCATTTAATAAAATTAGTAATGAACTTATAAATTCACTAACATTTGTAACTATAGTCTCAATAAGTTGTGTCATAAAATCTAAGATAAATTGTTTAAATATACCGAATTTTTCAGAAATAGAAGCGATAAATAATTCGATGTTTGCACGAATTGTTGTAAAAAGCCCCTGAAACCAGGAAGCCATTGATTCGAATGAACTCATAAACCATTTAACAATCCCTGTTACCAACTCATTAAACCACTTCCCAAAATCATCAAATACTTTACTCATTGATTCAGCAAGTTTCTTTGTATATGATGCGATAGCATCCCAATTAAGAACAACAATAGCAACAAGTGCTGCAATTGCAGCTCCAATCGCGACCACTGCAGCGACTGGGGAAGCAAGAGCGGCTGCTACTGCTGCTATTCCTCCCTTAATGGCCACAAATGCGGGTTTTAATATTGGCATAATTTTTGCAACCAACCCAACAATAGCTCCGACGCTCGTAATGATTTTCCCTAAAAATATTAGGATTGGACCAATTGCTGCGGTTACACCTGCAAATCCGACGACAATCTTTTGAATTGCAGGATCTAAATTTGATAGCCACGTCGCTAGTCCTTGTAGTTTTTCAAGCATCGAGTTAATACTTGGAAGCAAAATATTCCCTACTGTTATCGCTAGATCATTAAGGCTGTTCTTTGTTATTTCCCACTGAGCACTTGTAGTTTCCAAAATATTTGCATACTCGTTTGTAAGTGCCGTATTTTCTTCCCATGCAGATTGAGACATCGTCAATGAATTTGAGAATAACTCATTCGCACCTGCTGCTTTTAAAAGCGCATCACGCATTCTCACTTCTTTGATTCCCATTTCATCTAACATAACAATTGCGCTAGTACCTTGTTTTTCAGCATTTGCAAGACCGTCAATGAACGCTAGCAACGCATTGGCTGCATTATCCTCAAAGGCTTCTTTAAACTCCTGACCGGTCATGCCTGCCATTTTTGCAAAGGCTTCTAAATCGTCTCCACCTAATTCTGTTGCAATTTGCATATTAGATAGTAATTTGCTGAATGCACTTCCTCCAGCCTCTGCTTCAATACCGACACTCGATAATGAGGCACTAATACCAAGTATTTGTGCTTCAGTAAGTTTAGCTTGAGACCCTGCCCCTGCAAGTCTTGATGCCATTGCCATAATTTCTGCTTCAGTTGTTGCTGAGTTATTACCCAATGCGACCAACGACGAAACAAGGCGATCAGTATTTGACACAGACATTCCCGTTACATTGGTAAATCTAGCAATTGCATTTGCGCCTTCTTCTGCAGATAAGTTTGTTGTTTCTCCGAGTTTTATCATTGTCTCGGTAAACATTAAAATGTCTTCAGTTTTGATTCCGAGTTGACCTGCGGTCTCTGCAACCCCTGCAATACTTACAGCTGCAGTTGGCATTTGTTTTGCCATATCGCGAATACCGAGTTCAACTTCTTTTAGTTGCTCCGGTGTTCCGTCAACCGTTTTCTTAACCCCTGTAAATGCTTTCTCAAAATCCATAGCACTTTTAACTGATATGCCACTTGCAGCAGCGTATGCCGCACTAAAGACTGACATTTTTTTACCTGCATTAGTTAGTGCATCCCCTTGCTTGCTTAACTTATCGGACATATCTTTTAGTGATGCGGTACCTGCATCAATTTCTTTTCGTACCGACTCTAGATCTTTTCCGTATTTATTTAAGGTTGCCTGGGCACCTTTAAGCTGTGCTTCTTTATCCCTGATTGCATTGACGTCCTTGTTTTCAGCCTCAAGTAGTTTCTTGTGTTCTTCAGTTAGAATTCGAACTTTATCACTTTGAATTGTGTATCGATCACTTAAAAATGTCAGTCTGTCTGCAAGCTTTTGAGATGTTTTCGTATTTTCATCCCATTGGGATGAAGCAAGTCGAAAGGATTGATAATTCTCTTTGGCTGCTGAACTTACTTCCTTGAGTGTTCCAACGAGACGCTGTGCACCTTGTTCATCAAATATGACCCCTGCTCTTGTCATATCGTTTGACATTATTTGTCTCCTTTAATTGAAGCGTGATATTGTGCCATTTCGTAAAAGTCAGTTGGATTCATATTCATAACTTCTTCAATGGAAAGTCCCATTTGAAGTCCTGCATACTTTATTTTTGTGTAATTTGTTTCTTCTTTTTCTTCTTGCGGGTTGTAGTACTCGACGATGTTTGCTTTTTTTGAAATGCATCTACTTTTTCCTCATTTAACTTTAGAAACTTGTTAATGCGTTCTGTTTGGTCGTTTCCAATAAGGCGTTGTGCTTGTTTAACAGTTAAGACTTCGTCAACATTTGATGCGATTACCGCGTAAACCAAATGACCATATGCCTTTACCCTGTTCTTAGGATTCTTAATATCTTTTTCGAACGCTTTAACACCGCCTTCGTACTCGTCAAGTAACATTGATGTATTAAACGACCAATCAAGTTTAATATTTTCACCTGTTTTTAATGTAATGATTGTCATATTTGACTCCTTTTGTAATTAAAAAGAGAGCTTTCGCTCTCTTACACTTCTGGCAATGGTGCTTCTCCTAAAGCAATAGCTAAATCTTGTGGGGTTAGAATAGGCTTTGCAAAGAACTTATCCTCTGTAAGTCCTTCAGGGGCAATATCCATTTCAGTATCAACATAAGTCTTGAAGTCTTTTGTTTCATTGAATGCATAAGCACGAATGGAAAGTGTTTCGTTCTGCTCTGAGAAAGACTCCTCCGATGTTTTTGATTCATCTGTGTTACTTACTAGTTTACACTTCGGATACCATGTATACCGAACCACTCCATCTTTTTTAATCACAGGTACTCCAACTGCGAAGTAAGGACGCGTTGCAGATCGCCCGCTAAGTACTAGACCTTTTGCATCTACTTTTTCGGCACGCAGTTTTGCAAGATCAGTTGGATCAAATGCTACGACCTCAACTTCTAATTCGATGCTTGAACTCTGATCTACTGTATCGTAATCGATACCACTTGAATTGACTGTTGTACTTTCTGCGTTTTCGCTAGTACCTATTGATTTAATAATAGGTGACTTAATGGTTTCTTGATAATTTACAGGATCAAAGTCATCATTTTCGACTTGATTCATAATGTTATAAAAGAATGCGCCAACAGTAAGTTTTAACTTTGGTTTTTTTTGTTTCATAATTCCTCCTATAGGCCTACTACATCGAGCATGGCTCTGTTTATTTTCGCTGCATTTCTATTAAATGTTGGAACTAGATGCGGTTGATCCCTTGATTTTCGAGTACCGAATTCTACAAGAGGCCCGTACCATTTCCCCCATCCTACGATTGTCTCGTTTCCAACATGCTTATAAGAAAATGTATCAATAAGGTGTGTATATCCAGGACTTCTTATACTAGACATCGGTTTAGGTAAGCGTCTTAAGTGCTTTACTAGCTCTGATGCACCAGCCTCACGCATTTTTTCTGTGTTTTCAAGCTTTTTAGCAATCTCTAATAATTGATCAGATAAATCTAACAGTCCGTCAAAGGACATTTTCAATCACCTGTATTGCAAAGGCACTGTGTACGGTTCTTGTTTCAATATCATGCTCATGAGATACAACAGGAGTAATTCCTATTTCATTTAACTTTTGCAATAACTCCATAAGCTTTGGATTACGCGGTGTTTTAGAAATAAATGACACCTGGTATGTAACTATCGTTGATGATGATAAGCCCGATGCATTATTAGGTTCCCACAGAAAATCCCAGTACACAACTCGCGGTATTTTTGATTCAAAGTCCTTGTTGAACATTGAATCGGCAACAGGGATTTTTAAATCATTGAGTATTTCACTCAATTTTCCTTTAGAAAACTCCATACTTATACCTCCAGTATTGGATTTGGGTAATATGTTAGCGTAATGTCACTGATTGCAAACCCATTTTTATCGTAACCGTGAAAAATATTGAAAATCCGATAGTAAACTTCTTCCAATTTAACTACATATCTGGAGTCAATATTCGGAATCTGTTGAATCCGGATTTTTCGAACTTCATGATTGCTTCGAGTTTCAAACTCAAATTTTAATTTGTCCCCGATTGATATTTCGTTATACCAAATCGCAACAAACAAAGGTTTAAGATAATCTAACGGATAATCTCCTCTAGTTTGATTTTCTTCATAAAGCTCAATCTTTCCGCTCGTGTAAGATGGGATTGAAGTACTTGATTTGGATTTCGGTATATTCACCAGCATACACCTCCTTGAATTCCGCTAGGCGCCCATGTCGTCTGTAATTAACATAATTCTTCAACAACACACGAGCCTGCATATCTTTGTCGTAATCTATTTGTGACCCTGCTATGCGCTCAATGTCATAGATGCCTTCTTTTAAGTATGTCGCAATCATCGAATCAGTATCAAAAGGAGATAAAGCAAATTCTTGCCTTACCTCCTCAATGATTTTCTTGATAATTTCATTCATACTAATCAGCTTTTAGTTTAATAAATGCAGTTTGATGCATATTTTTCCCCAAAAGTGTTGCAATACGTTCATTAGATGATTCTGGATAAGTTTCATCAACTTCATAAACTTTTCCAGAAATTGCATCAATAAATTTAACGACAACTACAAATTCTTTTGTATTTACAACTTCATCTTTAGGCGTATCTTCAGACACGTCAATAGGTGTTGCTTCTGGTGCATTGTCGCTAGTTAAATCCGTTGGAATTTCTGAAGTTCCCACTTCACTTTTTTTGTTTTTAACTTTTGGCATAAGACCCTCCTAAACTGTTGGTGCAGTTTCTGCTGCTTGAGTGATAACGCTTGGAATTAACGGTTCGAGCTTATTAATATCTAATAAGACCGCATCATCATTTGATACAAGACGACCATTACCATACGCAACAATGATATAGGTACGTGTGTGATCTAGGAATTTAAATTGATCAGATGATTCTGCGTTAACTTTTGAGAAGCCGGCGTTGTATTTTTTCGGTAATAGAACAAGTGCTTGCCCATCTTCAACGTGTTTACTTGGAACAAATACAAATTCTTTTGGTAACTTCGCTTTTACATAGCCTTGAGGTCCAAGAACATGAGTGGCTTTAAAAATTCGTGTGTCAATTTCATTTTGATTAGCGATAACAATAACTTTATCCACATTTCGGTCACCTTTGCGGTTTAAAATTGGCAATACATCTTTACCAAATGATTCTGGACCAAAGTCTGTAATCGCCACAGGTGTACGTTTTGGATATACTTCATCTACCACAGAACCTTTCAAATCACGATCAATTCCGATTGGCGAGTCTTTACCAGTACCAGTGATGAACCCTTCCTCTGCACCTTCTGAAAGTGCTTCTTCAAGAATTGTTCGCATGAACTTATCAATCCACTTATAACCAAGATCAATAATTCCACGAGGAATAAAGGAAAATGCTGTGAGTTTTGCAGCGGTTAGATCAATATCACTAATTTTTGCTTCTAATTCCGATGTAATTGATGAAGTAATTTTCCCCCAAACAGCTTTCCCTGTAGATTCAGATAAAATCCATTTTTTCAGTCCTGCTGGCGCCCAGTTCAAATGTATGAACAATGGGTGGTTTTTCTTGAGATCCTCAAACACGAATTCAATTGTTGTTTGTGGGAACAAGGCAGAATCTGATCCAGTTAGTCCCTGTTTAATTGCTGCATCGATGAATGATTCTTCATCTTTTGAAAGTTGGCGAAGTCCAAATTTATCAGCTAATGATGCATCAGCCGATACTTGCTGTGATTGTGTTACAAATTCATTAACTACATCTTGATATTTTTGATCTACTGATGCTTGAATTGCATCAATGATTGCTTGTGATTTATGCTCTTTAGGAGCATTTTCAACTGATTGTACTAATTCTTCAATACTTAATTTACCTAATTTCATAAGGTCCTCCTAGTTAATCAAAATAACCATCCCATGATGATTCTATTTCTATTTCATTTATTTCGTTTTCAAAACTTGTTTCAATTTTACTGCGCAATTCTTTGTTTTCAAGAATTAGCTTAGAAAGATATTGTTCGTCCAAAGATTGTTTTACATCATTACGCTCAACTGCTGTTGCAAAACGCAAATCAAAACATTCTTTAGACGTAAGCCACGTTTCGTTATCCATCAAAGACTTAATGTAATCTTCATCAAGGCCAGTCTTAGATTGATAGATGTTAATGCTTGGAGTTGTAACTTTTTCAAGTAACTCAGCGGCTTTTCGCATTGCATTAGCATCACCAACAGCTGATGACCAAGCGTTATGAATCATCACCAATGAAGACTCAGGAACAACACGTTTCGTTCCTGCCATAAAAATTACACTTGCTATCGAGCACGCAAATCCATCTACGACTGTTTCTACTTCACCTGGAAAATCAGTAAGTTGATTATAAATTGCAAGTCCTTCAGATACTGATCCACCCATAGAATTAATACGAACTGTGACTTTAGGTGTTTCTACCGCTGCAAGTAAATCTTTAAATGAATATGCATCTACTCTAGTTTCATCAGGCCCAAATACTCTCTCCCAAAAATCACCTTTACGAATTTCTCCGTAAAGGTAGATGTTTGTATTCATTTCATTTTCTTTAACAAATTGAAATACATCACTCTTTTGTTTCATTCTCTTCCTCCTTTCCCTCCGATTCGACATTCATATAGTTTTTTGTAACATAACGACGATTTGCCCACTCTTCATCAACCGTTGGTTCATCTAAAGCCTTCATAATGTCGTTATGACTAAACCCAACGCTTCTTAATTTATCGATAGACGTTGCATGAGAAATAATGTTGAAGTATTGAAGCGCGAATTTATTCAAAATAAATCGAGCCCCTTCAAAGTATTCTTGTTCAGTGCTTAATTTTCCATCCAGTTCATTCTGGATGATTTTGATATAAGGCATGCATGCAAAGTTTATGAGATCCGCGGTCCCGTCTGATTTTTCAGTTTTAATTCCGTAAAATACATCTAAAGGGATTCGCGCGGCGGCGGCTGTCGCATCGCCAAATTGCTTCATAAATTTCGTGATATCTTCAGAATTTTTTGAAGTTTTATCTGATACATCTTCTAAATCAATTGCGGATGGAAGAAGAATGATTTCATCATTTTCACTATTAACCTGTCCAGCAAGTTTAGCGGCGTATTCTTTAAATGTTAGTGGGTTTCCCTTTTGATCTGCTAGGGGCATATTTTGATTTTGTGTTCTCAATATTGATTTACGTGATTGGGAGCGTCGATATGACTTTGCAGCAGATGCAATGTAATTACCAACATCTTCATAATAGTTGTTGACGAGGTTTTGAAATTTTTCATTCGGAACTGTAAATTTAAGAATGTCACTGTACGAATAGGACGTTGCTAATTCCTCTGTTTCATCAGCAGGACCCTCAATTACTATTTTTGAATACGTTCTACCAACGGTAACAGATTTGCTTACTTCTGCACTTTTAATCCTGAATAGTGCGCCTCTTGTATTTAGTACCAAACATTCCCCATCAAGCATCATTTTTCGAATAACTTTTATCCAAAATTCTGTAGACGACTCATTAGGGTTTGGTTGAACGTTGAGTATATAGAGAGCGGATTTGGTTTGACCACTCATTTCTTTTTTACTACTTATTTTAAAATCGGCTTTACCAATAGTTTCGGATATTAGCGTCACCGCATGGTCTATCCAAAATTCTTTGATGTGAAGTCTTTTTGCAATATCATCGCCATCATCGAATACCATTGCACCGCCTGAATCACGTTTAAATATTTTGCTAAATAGTGACATACTCACCTCCTAGATATAGACAGTAATAGTTTGTTGCTCCAATAATTCGTGAGCTTGCATTGCATGCACAAAAGCCATGAATGTATCGTTTTTTCGTAGCTTAGGTTCAATTTTCTCAAATGTAATATCACCGTTTTTATTACGCGTTAGTGCTGTATTGTTTATGGACCAGCGCATCATTGCTGAATCTCCAATATTGATTTTTCCTTCTGCGAAGAGACGCTCAATCATCGGGCCTAAAATATTGTAAACTGAAGTATTAAGACGAATCATTCGGAGCAGTCCAAATGAATTGTCTCTAGACTCAACATCGAAACCATACTCATTGAACGACTTTTTGAGCATTGGAAATCTATGACTATCACTGACAATTTTCAGTACATTATACTCTTTCATACCGTCTGTAATCCATTTAACAACATCATTTTCGTCAATGTAATCTTCATCAATAATTTCGAAATCTGTGAAGCCATTACTTCCAATAGAACCAAAATCAAACTTGATACCAGCGAAAAATTTACTGCGCTTACATACCCATGTTTTTGATTTCCATACGTACTCATCATTTTCTTTAAACAAAAATCCTGCTGATACAAAATCATTGAAGGTAGCAAGGTCTATTCCTACTACAGCATTTTTCCCACGTAATTCATCATGTGTTCTTGGAATTTTTAGATCTACATCGGAATATGAAGCACGTCTAATGTTTTCCCAACTTGTTACTGCCACTTCTTCATCATTTAATGTGAAATTCATACGTTTTGAGTAAAATTCCAATTTATATGAAGATTGTTTGGTCATTTTTTTGTAATCTTGAATCACTTGATGCTTCAATACCGGCATATAACGTAGACTTGGATTCGCTTTACACCACGGTGTAATATCAACATCCGCCTCATCATGTGTTTCCCAGTATTTCTTCATTGGTTCATGGATAAGAGGTTCCTCATCTAATCGAATTCTATTGATAAAAGGAAAAATACCTAAATGGTTATGCTCTCCATTCAGAATGGATGTAGAATTATCAATTTTTTCATCGAATGGGCCACCTCTCACATTTCCATTTGTGGAAATCACCCACGTTCGAGCATGTTTAACTTTCCCGAGACCTGATGTAAATACATTAATCTGATCGTAGTTCTCGTAAGCATGAAGTTCATTGATTATTACCATGCCAGTTTTTTTACCATCTTTGGTTCTTGCATTTGTTGTATTGAATCGAAGCTTAGATTTTGTTTGTTTTCCAATGATCACTGTTTTATTCCAATAAAAGAGTTTTTTCATGGCCTCCGCGTTTGATTCCAACATGTCATAAACTACATTGAATGAATCTAGAGCTTGTGTTTCTGCCATCGCAACAATATCGATGTTATAGTTCTTTACACCATACATCGGAGTTAGGAGGAAACAAGCAAGTGGCATCAAATACCCATCTTTGCCGTTGCCACGCGCCATAATATCAAGTTGTTCAGGAAAGGTTACAATATCTTGATTGTCTTTACGATACATAAATGCAAAAGCATACCGAAACTTTTGATAAGGAAAGAGTTTATAGAACCAACGCTCAGCAAATCGGATGCATTTTTCGTATGTTTCGACATCGAAATATACATTTTCGTCAATCAAGATTGGCTCTACTACGTTTTCAATTAACAACAAGACGTCACTAGATACTTCATTTGGATTATCTTTTACAAATTGAATGTATTCATCGATGTATTTATGTATAATCCGATTCATCGTATTTATCTACTCCAGTCAAGGGTTCCTGTAGTTTCAAATCCTGAAGTATTTTAAGCATCATCTTACTTGTTTCTCGAAGTTCCTTTACGGATTCGTTAGTTTGTTTCTTTGGAAAACCATTACCGGATGTAACTGTAACGATTAAACCACGATTCTCAATATCCCTTCGGAATCTTTCTTTGAGGTCATAATAGAAAAGATAATCTTCGATAAGATTCGTATAAAAACTTTGCAGTCTTCCGGAGTCTTCTAATTGATAAATCAGATCTTCTTTGATAGAAAGTCTCTTTTGAGTTTCTTCAGCTTTTTTACCAATCTTTGATGGGTTTGTTTTTCCCGATTTTTCCTTATTATTGGAATTCTTTGTTTCAGTTGGCATTTTCTTAGGCATTTTGACCCCACCCCCTTTCACACGAGAGTTTTGTTTTTTTTGTACAGTCAACCACCACATCCGCTCCTATTAACAAATATTCAATTCGTAGATTTTGACGGGGGTATCTTAGCTTAAACAAGCAACTTCAGTTGCACGATATGAAATTAATCCACCAACTAATTCGATAGTAAATAGAAAACCATCTAGCTCTACACTTCGTTTCTTTGGTAACTTATCATCATTCAATCCAAGATAGTTTAATACATCTGTAGCCTGACCATTCGTTAAGTTAGTAACAGTTGTCGTCAGCAACACCATCAAGGTAAGAGCAATCATTGAATGTTCTTGATCATTGCTTGGTTCAATGAAAACCATAAAACCAGTTACAACTTCATCATCATTGAATACTGTTGCAGCAACCTTAGGTGTGATATTAATTACTGATGCATATTGTTCTACAGATTGAAGTATGGGATTAAACCCTTTTACCTTCAAAAGATTAATCAATTTATCTGTATTCATAATTACCACCTTTCCTCTGTAATTACTTTTCTTTTCTTGAAATTATCACGCCATCTACCTTCAATACGTTCATGCGCTTCGAAGGATAAACTCACTAAGTTTGACACATCAAGTGCCAACTCCGGATATTCTCGTAGAGGCTTGATGTGATGGACTGTAGTCGCTGTTACAAGACTTATGTAGTCTGGAGTGACTTCATGTTTGAATTTGCCTAGAAACCATTGACAAACGCCCTTATCGCGAATCAGCGCACTCTCTCGTGCAATATCCCAGTCTGTTGATTTATAAAATGAATCTACATTCCCCTTCTTGATTTCAGCAATCCAGTCTTTTGGTGGACTTCTTCTTGCTCTTCTTTTCTTCTGCTTAATCATGATGTTTAAAATGAGTTTCAATTAATGCAGAATCCAAGTAGCCAATTCCCTTATTTGCAACCAACACTCTTACTTTATTTCGTATTGATTTTCCAACACTGATTATGTCACCTGGAACAATTTGAATTGTTTCTAAATGATCTGTTTTTGCAACACAGTGCTTATTACATACAAACATATGTTCATCCTTTCTTAATCGTTATCACCATCAATCCTCCGATGGTAACCAAAAAGAAAAGACACAACTAGTGTGTCTTAACGAGGAAATTTGCGAACAAGGGCAATATGGAGATGTGAAGTTCGCAACAACTTCACGCTATCATAGTATCATGATTTTCTTAGCCCAATTGTGCTTTATTTTATTGACGACAAGTACTCTATCTCACTATCAATTCTTCTCTTTATCCATGATCGTTCATACCCCACGATATTAGCAACTTCTTCATCCGTCCTTTTTTCAATCATAAACTTTTGTACAAGTAGATCTTTATTTTTAGGTCTTGCTAATTCCACCCATATTTCGCAAATCTGAATCGTGCTCTTACATTGGTAGATCATTTGCTTATTTATTTGGTCAAACTCGGCCATTTTATCTGATAGTCTAGACAACCTCATGCCGTGGTTGGTCCCTGTAGACACAAACTCTTCATATGAAATGCCCGATATTCCTGTACCTGGTAATGACTCAAAAAATCTTCGTCGCAAATCTGGATATCCTTCTAACCATCTTTTGCAGCTAATATAACTATTAAATGTGTCACGTATCATTTTTCTTCTTCTCCATTAGTGTTCGATTTTCTTAGCGCGTCCAAAGTTGACTTAATAATGATTAATATCAAGGCCCAAATACAAACTACTATCAGTAATCCAAAAGACCACTTCATAGTTTCTGCAAGAGATTCCATTAATGCACCCCTTCGATCGGTTCGTCTTGATTTATTATCCTGTATATTTCTTCAATTAGTTTCGATACCTTTTCTTCTTGGCTTCTACCCCTGAAGGTTGCGACGGTAATCGTTTCATAATCAAATTGCTGCAAAACAATCATTGGAGAAACCCATTCATTTTGAGGTAATGGTTGCTTTATCAATACATCAACATCCACATATCTAAATCCGAAGAAACTGTATTGTCTATCAATAGAAACTCTTTCGATTCTTTCTTTTTCAATGATTGCATTTCCGATTAAAACTTTCATAATTCATCCTCTTTTCTTTGTTTTAGATATTCAAGAATACGTATATCTTTTCTTGAATTTTAATAATGTAATATGAGCCACTATTTAAGCGGTTCTATCGATTGTTTTATAAATTAACCTATTTCTTATAAATCATGATGTTTTGTGCTTCTAAGTACCTGATTGTTAGGTTTATTGCATTTAGTTTAATAAGGTCATTTCCTTGGTTAAAGTCAGTAATTAAAACCTCTTTTTCGATAATGTCTCTTGTCTGTTCCCCGAACCATTTAAAGTTGATTACAATTCTTTCGCCAAGAATGCTTGAGTCATATTCAACCGAAATCAATTCAAAGTCGTAGTCATATTTTTTAGCATTCATGCGTTCCCAAGCTTTAACAACTTCTTCCCATGTAGGTGTTCGATGCATCTCGACCAATTTATCAAATTCTTCCTTTGTAAACTTGTGACCCCAAATAGAAATGTTTTGGGATTCAGTGGACATATTTAATTTACCCTCTTTTAACATTTTCAACCCTCTTTTCTTTGTTTAGATTATTCAAGAATACGTATATCTTTTCTTGAATTTTAATAATGTAATATTAGCCACTATTTAAGCGGTTCAAATGATTGTTTTAGAAAATAACCTATTTCTTCAAAAACATGACCTAATGTATGAATTAAATCAACGATGAACTTTGTAATGATTTGTAATACTTCAGCTACTGGCTCAATAATTTCATTCACGAACAAATGATACAGTTTGTGAATTTTTCCTTTGTAGCTATATTCGATTCGAGTTTGTGTTGCTAGCGAAAGGTATTTCCAATTAGGACCATTCATAAGCTCAATATCTTTTTGTATTGAATTCAGAATGCTGGTAGCATCAGTTCTTTTCATCAACATTCTCCTGCGCTTCTAAGTATCTGATTGTTAGGTTGATAGCATTTAGCATATCCACAGTTATATCCACATACACATCATCATTAGATTCGATACCGTCTTTCAACGATACAAATAATGGGTTTTTCCCATAGCCTACCAAGAAAAGCATTTTAAAATGTTCCCATAAATTTACATTATCGTATCCTAACTTTTCCCAAACAAGCACAATCTCTTCCCATGTCGGTGGTTTATGTTGCTCGATAAAACTTAAAAGTATGTCTGCGTTTTTCCGACCATCGAGACTAAGTTTAGTAAATGATTCCATTGCTTCTTCAAAAGTTACTTGTTTCATTCTTCGTCACTCCTATCTTCTTGACGAAGCCTAAATTCGCCTTTCCACTTTTTACAAAGGCTTTTGAAAAATTTAGCTGCTGTTTCTTCTGTATAACGATAAATTGTTTTACCTGTTGACATGTGGACGATCGTACACCATTCATCATTTAGTAAAACTTCAACATAGTATCTTTGTTTCATTCTTCATCACTCCATTCTTTACAATTAATCATTTGCATTAAGTTGAATACTTGCCATTCTTAATGCTTCAACCCATAAGTAGAATCGTAATGGTGTTGTCTTTCCAAAGTGGTTGAATGTTTCGTGATAGTCGACATCATAATCTGAAATTCGTGATCCGTTTAAAGCAATCCAAAACGACCATTCTCCTCCAGTTCCTGAATACTCAACTTCTCCCAAACATTCACGAAGTATCTCCTCAATTTTTTCCAATTCATCTCTATCAAAGTCTTCACTTTTTTGTTCTTCAATCCATTCTTCAATATCTTTTTCAAGAACATTTACATTCCATGTTGAGTATTGTTCAGACCAAGACACAATCTTTTCTTTTAGATACTGATAAGACTCGGTCCAATTATCAGTGAATCTAGGGAACCACGTTAAATCGAATACAGCACTTCCTAAATCTCCACTTAGATACATATGATTTCTGTTAAGTACGAAACGGATTGCATAATGCGATGATCCAGGACTTTTCCAGTCCATAACTTGGACATCTTCCGTATCAACAATCATTACCGCCTCATGATTTTCAAAGTTTTCTATTTCTTCTTGTAGAATTGCATTTAATATTTCGTTATTCATTTTATTTCCTCTTTCTAACAGGTAGATAACCTGTATCTTATTTGAATTTTTCAAACACTCCTCAAAGCCTTTGTAGAGTTGCTGAAAGTAATGTTTATCACATTTATAGTTTTTGTTGTTTTAAATAACATGCTCTGTATAATATATATAATGGAGGATGGACAGCGATGACAATGATTACCGAAGGTTCAATTGAAGGAATTTGTAGAATAATGGGAGATAACCTGAGCGGAACAGAAATTACTAGGTTACTCGAAACTGCAAATTTTCCTGCAAACAACTACATGGAGGGTGATACTAAATGGCGAAGATTGTATGCCTTATTCACAGAATATTCAGCTACCTATAAATCCCAAAATCACATATATAAAGTAATTGAGGATTTTCTAAATCCCAGAAAATATGTAAGCAACCAAAAAGCGCATAAAGAAATTCTAGATCAAATGAACATCATTCTTGCTTTTGATGGCATTAGAATTTTGGAAAGCGGTAAAGTCAGCACTACCATAGCTGCAACAACACTAAGAGAAGCTAATATCAATTCATCATCATTTAAAATGAAACTTAGTAATTTGAATATTCATCCAAAAATTCTTAGCTATTGTACACCCGAAATCTTAAACAATGATTACCACTCAATTATCTTTGAATCATCCAAAGGCTTATACGATGACATACGAATTCGTACTGGTCTCGTTACGGATGGTTCGAGATTAATTGATGAATGCTTTAAAATTAGTGATCCCTATATCGCGTTCAATACTTTGCAAACTGATACCGAAAGAAATGAACACAAGGGTTTCATAGAACTGTTAAAATCAATCACCAGTATGTTTAGAAACCCTCGAGCTCACACCCCGAAAATTTATTCATCTGATAGTGAATTTGATTGCATTCAAATATTGCATTTAATCTCTTTTGCATTTTATAAACTTGATAAATCGATTGTTGTTAAGACAAACTAAGCACACCATACTAACTTTTGTTTCATAATTTTCTTTTGTAAGTTTTCAAATAACCTGCATGTTATTTCCTTTTTCAGAACACTCGTTACAACCTTTATACAAAGGCTGAAAGAGTGTTTTTATTTTTTTATAGTTTTTATAGTTTCTTATCAACTAACTTACTCTTTTTATTCGTCAGTATCTCAATGCTTGATATTAATGCTCCCGACTTAGTTACCTCTGGTTCCGAGTGAAATAAATTTTTCTTACTCATAACGGCCGAGGTCCCGAAATTAACAAGCATTAGATTTTCAATAGATACATTTTGCTTATCTCGATCAAGGAAAATAATTCGATGACCTTTGGGTACCGGTCCGTTGACAGATTCCCAAACTACTCTATGCTTCGGTTTCCAGTTCTTATAGCTATATCTCTCATCACTAACCTTGATCATAATATATCCGTCTTTATCAATTCTTTCTGAACCAATAGGCCTCTTATTTGTGGATTCTTGCCCCTTTTTGAAACTAGTTTTGTTACCTCCAACATTGAACATGCCTTTTGTACCTTTATTAAAGGGTACATGTCCTTTCTTAAACGTTCCTCGACGCTCCCCTGTTTTAATGTTGTACCTAAGCTTTGCATTGGCAATCTGTGACACAGTGTATTCCTCGCCAAAATAATCTGATGCAAGTGCAGCAATCTCTTTTGTCGTAAGTTTTTTTACATTATTACGTATAAAATCTACAACTTCACTTCTATATTTATTATTATTCTTCATGATCTATCGCTAGAATTCCTGGTAGTTTGGTATTTCGGTTACCGTACCCATATTCATCCTTATGTTTGTGCGCATCCAGAACAACACGTGCATTATCAACTATAGTCTTACCAACTTCGTTAATCTGTTTAGCGCGCTTAATTTCTCTTTCAAGCGATTCTCCTTCTAAATCTTCATTTGAAAGTGCATCTAGCGTTCCAAATAGGTATTCGTTTAGATCATTTAGTGTTGTTTTTGTATTTTTACTCATTTTATTTCCTCCGTTGGCCATTCGCCAATAAATTTCAAATGCCTTATATCTCTACTTGTATCTTTAGGATCCATAAAGTGTAAGTACTTCGATGTTGCCATTTCTTTTAATCTACTGAACAACGACCTGTCAATTCGCTCTAATTGCACGTCTGTAAGCTCTGTACTGATGATTGTTATCAATTTGGGGTTATTGTACCTGGCATTTATGATTGCACGCGCAGTACGTTTCTCTAGGTCACTAAGTTTATTTATGTCGTTATCCATGCATTTGAGAAAATCATCAATGTACAACAATGGTATCGATGACCACATGCTAAACTTTTTGAAGTCAATAGCTCTATAGTTATCAGTCGCTTCCGCCATTTCTCGCTCCCATAAGAGGTATTCAGGGGAATAACCCTTATAGACAAGGTAATTCGCTAAAGTCGAGCACAAGCGTGTTTTACCGCTCCCTGCTATTCCACTCATGAAGAATAATTGAGTAGGATCCTTTCGGAAATCTTTTGCTGAATTGAGGAAGATCTCCTGCCACTTAAATTTCGTAATGAAGTTATTGAAAGAATGATTGATAAAATTTGACATCCCCCCTGCCGTCAATCTATACATGTAGTCGCTTTTGACCTTGCAAATGCACTTTTTTGTATACACCTTATTAAAAACTCCTGTCGGTGTATGTTTCTTTTTCGTAGTGCCGTCTGGCCCATCAATAATTGTTGTAATGATTTCTTCTTTTTCTTCAACAAGTTCTGCATCTTCCTTAGTAGTCACTACGAATCCTCTGTCATTACAAATCTTGCATTTAACTTCATAGTCGTTCTGGATACTATGTGTATCCAATTCCTTCTGTGCTATCTTCTGCATACTTTTCCTTTCTGTCCAAACCATTTGTTCCACTTCTGTAGTTTGATTTTGCTACTTCTTCGTCAGTGAATTTGGATATTCCTCTTTTGAGGAAATCAATTAGCGACCACTTATAATCGAAGTAGTACTCTTTTGATTTTATGATTGCATCATATGTATCAATGGCCATAATAATTTGTTCACTACCGAGTTCATCAATTAGAATCTGAATTTGTTTTGTAAGTTTATCGTCCATCGTTCGATGCACTCTAATTTTCTTAGAGTTCCAATGATCAAAAATACGAACTATATCTTTATTATTTAATTCTTTATATTTCTTATATTTCTTCTTTGTGTCAGGTTGATGTCGGTTTGATGTCACTTTGATGTCACTTTGTTGTTCACTGTCTTGATAATCGCTCCAATTTAACACAGTCACAAGTGTATATTTGTTAGTCGTTTTGATGTTCAACATTTGAGAACTCGCAAACGATTTAAGCATTCGCATTAACGTAATTCCCGAAACTCGATTTGCTTTCTTTACACCTTTATTAAATTGCTCTTCAAGAACATACCTACCAGTAACAAACTCACCAGCATTCAATGTTACTTTTTCACCATTGATTAATTGACTAGTTTGTTCATAAGCAGCGTTGAATAAACAGATCATCCATAACTTCATTTTGTTGGAGTCTGTGAATACATCCGAGTTCATCATTTTCCGATGAACTTTTATATATCCGTTACGTTCAATCATTTAGATTCAATCGCTTTTCTAATCAATTTAAATTGGCCGTCAATAATTTTTTCATTCATCGCATATGACCATTGCAATCGAGTTCTATGTATTTGAGTTTCTTTTTCTATTTCAGGAATTGAACCTGAAGCTACAACTTTTCCAGTTGTGACATCAACTAATAGATACATATTTATCACTCCTTTTCTTTGTTTTTTTTGGTAGATAACCTGTATATTATTTGTAATTTCAAAAACTAGATAATTGGCACTCACCAAGCCTTCTAATAACCTTTTTAAAAATCTATACTTTTTTATATTTAAGTCATTGATTTTCATGCGTCCCCATGTTAAGATTCATATGTGAACGGGGTACCTTAGTACCAGCAAAGGGAGCTACAGCTTCCTTTGTTTTTTTTAGGAGAAAATATGGCTGACATTTTTTTGACTCATAATACTCAACTAAAGAAGTTGAGAAACAAAAATTTAGAAGTTCCTGCAAGAGCAAAACGAATACTAGAATCCGAAGGATACCATGCCGTAATAAATGGATATAGAGATCCCTTTAAGGCAACTACCAGTCCTGAGTTTATTTTTTTACCAGGAACACATTTTGATGAAATATATGCACTTTATGAGATGGATAGAGATTTAAGAAATGTATTCTTAAAAAAAATACTGAAGATTGAACAAGCACTGAGGTCCTCCATCGCATACCATTTTTCTAGTAATAATAAATCTAATAATCGAGCATACTTAGACTTTAGAAATTTTGATTATACTAGAACTCAAAAGAATATTATGAAGCACGGAAAACTAAGGACAAAATATATTGGCACCGATGTACACAATGTAATCGCTACTCTATCAAAAAAAATGTCAAGCTCTCATAATGAAGTAATTAAGCATTATATTACTGAGCATCAATCAGTTCCGCTATGGATACTTGTTAACACTCTAACGATGGGCGAATTGCTTTATCTATATACTTTTCTTATGCCAAATCAAAGAGCTGCTGTAGCCAAAGATTTTAACGTCACTGATGATGAGTTGCATTGGTTTATCGAACAGTTGAAAATTTATAGAAATAAATGTGCTCATGAAGAGAGATTCTATTGTTATAAGCAAAGTTGGGGAATGACAGATGTCTATCATTTACACAACCGTATGAAGTTCTTTTTCACAAAATCTGATGCAAATAAATTGGATAGAAATGTAATAAATACGTTTACAAAGTATTCATCAAGTTTTAAGACAATACCGTTCTCCAATCTTTTGACAGAAATGGGTTATCCTGCCAATTATCTAACTACCTAATATCCTCCATAGATTTTAAATAGTCTTCTAGTGTACCTCTTGTATATACTCTCGTTGTTTCAACGCTCGAGTGGCCAAGGATATCACTTAATTGTGCGAGCTTCAGCTCGCCTTTTTTATTTACAAAGTTGAAACCAAAGTAATGACGGAATGCGTGTGGTTTGACTTTCTTTTTATTGATTTTGCACATACCGGCAACTACTTTTAAACCATCATAGATTTGCCTGTATTCAAGATTAACAACCTTATCGACATCTTTATCCAATGCCTTGGTGAATGTTCTTATTTCACGCCCTAGAGGTCCTGGTAATGGAACTCTACGCACTTTACCCTTGTTATCAACCGATACAAAGTTATTCTTAACTGCAGCAACTGTAAAACTTGGAAGTTCATTGACACGTACTCCAGTTTCGCCCATTATCCGAATGGCAAAGTATAAGTTCATATTTTCTAATGCTTTTGCTTTCATCCACATTCTTTTGTATTCGTGTTCATAGATACGATGCGGAAGCGTGTTGTCGTTTTGACTTTTGACCTTAGAGATTTTCAAATCACCCAGATCACAATAAAATAGGAAACGATTAACCGAAGTTATGTATGAATTAATTGTTGATACTGCTTCATATTCTTCGAGCAAATCTTGCTTCAGTTGAATTAAGTCATCTTTACTCATAAAATCATCAAAACTCGAATATTCGTTGATTAGCTTCTTAGCGCCTCGCATGTAGACTTTTATGGTGCTATCTGCAAACTCGCTTTCATGCAATGATTTAGGATAACTCTCTAAGTATTCCAATAAATCTTCTTTAGTTAGTTCAGGCACTTCATCTAGTTCCTTTTGGATTGCTTCAAGTTGAGCCTGCAAGAACGCTCGTTTAGAGTTCTTGTTTAAGTTTTTGTTTTTCTTAGCCATTAAGGTTCCTCCATTCTCATGTCAAAGCCTCCAATTCTTTGTAATAAAGTTCAGTGAAAGTATTTAAATCACTCTCTCCGCAGTTCTCGCAATAACGATTTCGTATTGCTTTTAAGTCATATCCATAGGTATTGACATAATCTGTTAATAATTCTCGCAGCGCTAAGATGCTTTCATATTTCGCATCAAATATTCGGTAGTTATCCAGGGTACATTGCTCGTTTGGGGATCCGTTGCATTTATAACCACCTGCATTATTGTTGTAGACCCATAGGTCACTTGTTCCATATCCTGTCTCTAGGTTGAATGTAGCGTTCACTAGGGCTTCAAATTGATAATCAACAGTTGATACTTCTACTTCTTCTAATTCTTGTTGTGGCTGGATTAAAGTGGGGATTTTAGCGATTGAACTTGTGATTACCTGTTCTTCATGAGATAATTTAGAAGAACTACTAACACAAGCAGTAGATTCTAAGAACACTACCAGGACAGCAATCGTGATAAGTGTTCTTTTTTTATGCTTCATCGTTAGTCCACATCTCTTTGAGCCATTTAATGACTGCATATGCTAGTAAAATCGTTGCACCTGTTTGTATTGTTACCATTACAGTAGATATTGTTATCATTGCGTTAATCATGACTGTTCTCCTGTTCTATTGTTGGCAATACATCGTTATCTTTTAATAAGTCATATAGGAATAAACGTCCTTTTTGTGTCCACTTAGTATTCATAACTGTTCTCTCTAAACCAATGGCATCTTCAATTACAACTGTCTCGGAATGGGTATATCCTTTTGCTTGGTGTTTTTGATATAGGAGCCATTGATCCGATTGTTTGAACTGAACACCTAGTTTATGTAGTAACTTATTCAATGCTTGGCCACTCATTCCATAGTCTTTAGCAATCTGTGTAATGGTTACCAATGACTTTGATTTTAAAATGCGGTCCATATAGTCGACTTTAGGTTTATATTCACCGATTAATTGATTTTGCATATCGATTAGTTTTTGTTGATTCGCTGCAAGCATTAAAGCATCCGAATACGTTTGGGGAACCTCATATTTTCCGTATAGTCGAATATCTTTTAAAATTTTCTTAATCTGTTTTTTGAACTGTTTTGCGATAGGTTTGCGAGATTGCATCAATACTTCGTAAAGGCCATCCTCAGTTAAGAACCACATTTCTCGATTTTGACCTGACACGTATAATGTACGTTTCAGCTTTTCATCTTCATCAACCAAATTCATCATTCTTGATAAATCGGTATGTTCAATCCATTCCGAGACATCTTGCGCCAAAAATAATGGGGTGTCTGTATTTCCATAAATCTTGAAATTTTTGTTTAACACTTCTGTTTCTTTAATTACTTGTAAATCATTCATTTAATTTCCTCTCTTTCGTTTAGTGTATTAGCTTCACCTCGTGGTATCATTGATATGAAAGGAGGCTATGACTATGTATAATGCAGTTGTTAGGTATTCTAACGGTTTCACTCAGGAACTTATAAATGTTAGCAAAGTGACTACATATGTTCAGAATGGCAAAAAGATCACACACGATATTAAAACCTATATTTCTGACGATGTAACCGCCACCGTTTACGCGATATTATCCGAGAATGGTAAATATGTAATTTTCGATAAAAGTTTGCTTTTAGATATTCAATTCTATAAGAGCAATTAATCTTCAATTGTAGTTAATGAAATAAAAATGCTAACTGCTTGTGCGAGATTCAGTGTATCTTGCGACGTTCTGCAGTTTGTGTTTTCTATTTCTGACAAAAGTTTTGAGACTGTTCTTTCGTACAGAGCAGTTTCTTTTTTTATATAAATAACACCATCAATTACGATTTCTTTTTCTTTATCCATTGCTAGTCTCCTTTCGTTCTTTTTCTGCCAAGTATTGTTTCAACGCGAAATTAAAGTCAATACCTGTAACTTTAAAAACTAATTTCTTCTGAACCTTAGTTGGTCTTGCATCAAACTCTTTTGGAGTTTTCAAACGTTCAATTCGTTTGCATTCATTAAAGATATTGTTAATTACATCTTCATTTGAAGCCCCAATAAAGTGTTTGATGGTTGTTTTGGATACAAATTGAGTTGGATCCTCTAGCATAATTCTGTATGCTCGTTCTTTACTTGTCATCGTATTTCTCCTTCAGAATATCTCGTGACGAGATATTATTGTTTAAAAAAATATACATCTCCTATACTGAAACCATAATGATTAACAAGGTTTAGAATTGTATCGATTTTTACTTTCCTTAATTGCTCAGGATCCTTTTCAATACGCCCTAAATGTTCTCTTGATAACCCAACTGATTTTGCTGCACTTTCTTGAGATAATCCTTTGATATGTCTCATTTGCTTTATAGTTAAATGTTCTTCCATTTGCTCACCTCCTAAAGCAATCATATATCACACGGCGAGATAATGCAATAGAAATATCTCATAAAGTTATATAGATGTTGCTATATATCCCTCAATGTGATATATTTGTCTCGAGGAGATTTATTATGAAAGAAATATTTGATCGTCATGAATTTGGCAAAAAGTTAAAAGATGCAAGAAAAAGTATCGGACTGACACAATCTCAATTAGCAGAAAAAACCGGATTCTCTCAGAATACAATTTCAAACTGGGAAAATGGTGTGCGAGAACCCGAATCTATCGGAGATCTTGTCTCTATAGCCAGCGCACTTGGTATGGATGTAAATTACTTTGTAAAGAATGTCGAACATAAAAACGACCGCGATAATTACTATGGGGATCATATCGCTAACCTACAACATTTATCTGAGAAACCGGACTTGTTACATCTTTATAATGAAATATACAATAATCATACTTTACAGTTATTGTTTGATAAGACTCAGGATCTTACTCCTGATGATTTAGAGATGGTCTTAACCATCATAAGTGGTATCAGAAAAGAGAGAGGTCTTGATTAATATCAAATAGGAGGCATGTGTGTGAGCTTTGAAGATTTTTGCAGTATTAATAATATTGTAATTAGCATAAAAGAAAATATGGGGACAAACATTAGAGGGTTTTGCTACTTTGATGGATTATATTTTAATGTAATTTTAAATAACAGGTTTGATAGTTTGCAGCTTCAAGAAACAACAATTCATGAAGTTATCCACGTAATGGAAAACCATTTCTCGTGTAATACCGAAGATATAGTTACAGTCGAACGAGAAGTTAATTCACTGATAAAGGTAATGGAACTAGGATTCATTTAAAAAGGAGGTTACATACAAATGAAATTTCAATCCGTTTTAAAAAAAATTGTTGACGGTAAAAGATTGCCTGTATTGTTTGTCGGAGCAGGACTTTCCAAAAGATATATTAAGGACTCTCCTGATTGGATTGGTGTAATTCGTGAGTCGTTTGAAATTATCGATCCATCCGGAGTAACCTATGCTCAAGAATTAGACAAATGCAATCAAAACAATTTTACTATTTTTGAGACTAATCAGCACTTAGGTTCGAGAGCAGAAACTTTATATAATGATTATTTTTTCAACTCAATAAAAGGTAAACCAAAGGAGTCAATACCAAACTGGGTAGAACAAGGTGTATCACCGTACAAGATTTTCCTTAAAAACAGATTTAAAAAAATATCACTTAAACAAAACGGTTATTTAAAAAAAGAAATTAGTTTACTTAGAAATCTTAATAACAAAGTATCATCAATAATAACTACAAATTATGACAAGTTACTTGAAGATCATATTTTTAACGAAGGATTTGATGTATATATAAACCAAAGTGATTTGTTTAAATCTGATCGATTTAACATTGCAGAAATTTATAAAATTCACGGGTGTATCACCGATGTAAATTCTCTAGTTTTTACAGAGCAAGATTATAAAATTTTCAATTACAATAGACGATTGATAATAGCTAAAATGCTTACCCTTTTTTCTGACTCGCCTATTATATTTCTGGGTTACTCGTTAGAGGATGAGAATATAAGGAATATTATTTTGGATTTTCTTGAATGCATTGATAAAGATGATTTTGATAAAATTGAAGATCACTTTATATTTGTTGAGTTCAAGGAAAATGAAAAATTACTAATAGAAACAAGAGAAAATATCGTCACTTCTCGTGGTTCAATTCCAATTACAAAGATTTCTACTGATAATTATTCTAGACTTTACTTAGAACTGAACTCAGTAACACCAGGATTACCTTCTTCTTTGGTTAAATCAGCAAAGAGACTAATAAAAAAAATTGTTGATAGCAGTCTAGAAACTGGTGATGCTACAACAATCGTTGTAAATTCTGACGAATTAGAAAATGTTGAAGATGGTCAAATCGCAATTGCATTTGGAAAAAAGGAATCAATTTTGGGTCGCTTTGGCTACTCAACATTCCACATCACAAATCTCTTTGAAGATATTCTCTTTGACTCATTTGGATATGTTCCAAATCTAATTGTCTCAGAAAGACTAAAATCTGTCGCCTGGACTACATTGGTACCAATTTATAAGTATTATGACAAACTTACCGTTGAAGAGAAACAAATGAACACCCACCTTGAAAAGTTTCTAGTTAGGGATTCCTATCAAACTATTTACGGGAATAATAATATCAGAAATATCTCCTTAATCCCCGAATTTAAAGATTTCAACGAATTCCATGATTACATCGACTCATTCGATGATGCTAAAATTGACAAAATATTCAAGTCATTTAGTCGAAGCATCACAAACTTTTCAATCAGCGAAATCCGATCTATTTGTATAGAGTATTTCTTAGCGGATAGAAATCAATGTATGCAATCTACTTTTTTTAAGAGATGCGTAATGTACCTTGACCTTTTAGAAAACAAAAAGACATAGCTATCTCATTCAGGGCTAACCTAAACCGTAACTATGTCCTTTGTTTTATTTATAAATTAAACCAACACTTTGGTTGATTTATACATTGATTATACCATGGCTCCCCGTGGTGTCAACAAAAAAGCATACGGTATGTATACTGTATCTAATAAACGAACTATTAAAAACACCGGCGGTAACCGGTGCTAGGTACAACTAAGAATCGCGCAGATTCCCTTTTGTTGTACCTTAATTTTACAAAAAATGGAGGTAAATAGCAATGGCAGTGACAAAAACAAACTCTGGTAGATGGAAAGCTAAAATTAATTATAGAGATGATGAAGGTTCTGTACGAACAAAAGAAAAGCTTTTCGACACAAAAGGTGAAGCAAAGAATTTTGAAGTTGATTTTAGACGACAAATCAAAAGCGATACCCATGAGAGAGATTCCATAACATATCAAGAAGTATTTGATTCTTATTTACTCTCGGTAAAAATGAAAATATCCAATAAAACCTATAATGAAAAATTATACTATGTTAATACATTCTGGAAGAACATGCTTCCAAAACGTTACACGAATATCTCGAAAAAAGATTGGATGAACGTCTATAACAATATTTTAAGTTTAGATTATGCAGTAGGTTACAAAAACAAAATTATAATTAATTTAAAAGCTGTAGCCCATCACGCATACCTGTACTATGATTTGCCGGACAACACTAAACTACTAGAAACAATACCAGAACGAAAAAAGATAGACCACCCTTTTTGGGATGCTGAAGAAATGACCAAAGTCTTAGATTCCATTTCTAATAGAACTACTCGACTTTTGGTGAAGTCCCTCTTCTATACAGGTGCAAGGCGAGAAGAATTAAGGATGATGACTAAAAGTGACTTTGATGTTAAGAATAATTCATTTATGATCCGAGATAACAAATACAGAACATTAAAAACCGCAGGCAGCAGTCGCATCGTGAAGATTCATGAAGAGTTGGCTCTAGAAATACAAGAAGTGCTCAAATTCGAAGGAGAGTTCATTTTCGGTGGCATTGAACCTATTTCCAAAACAACGCTCACAAGGCACTTTAAACAAGCAATTAAAGATAGTGGTGTAAGAGAAATCAGATTACATGATTTAAGGCACTCTCACGCTACTATTTTAATTAACCAGGGAGCCAATATTATTGCCGTTTCTAGACGACTTGGGCACTCAACAACCTCACAAACTCTCAAAACGTACGCACATTTAATGCAAAAAAGCGATGATGAATTACTGGATATAATTGAAAAAATCTAA